AGAGGTCCTTTCTTGCATCCTTAACCTTAACTACGGAGGTCCACATGGACAAACCACTTATTCGATCAGATGACGTTCTTCGTCTGAAGATCATCATTTTAATCGTTTATATGGTCGTTTCTGTTGGCCTCATAGTTTGGACAGGATCTGATCAACTTTTAATTGATCAGCTAACTTTGCAGTTAGGCAATGTCATTAAGACATTATTACCTCAATTAATGAGGTAGACCGTGTCTTCCAAGTCTTCTTCGGGCGGCTCAGCTAACTCTCCATTACAATGGGGGTCGGCTTCGAGTGGCTCGGATGGAAAATTTGAAACGGTCGGGGGTGTTACGCGTACAAAATGGAATAACTACTCTTCATTTTCATGGAAAGCAGTTAGATCTGTAGGTAAGCGGAACTACTTCGGCACGCCATTAGACGTCTGGACAAACAGTACTTGTTTTCCAGGTCCACTATTAAAAGCAAATGATTTAGTAACCTTACAAAGTCGTCTTTCTGAAGCTGTGAAAGGCCACCAATTTAATTTGGCGGTTTCTGCAGCCCAGGGAAAACGAACTGTTGATATGGTTTCAAATGCGATTTTTAGTGTGGGAGGTGCTATATCGGACTTAAAGAAAGGCAGGTTTGAATCTGCCGCCCGAAGGTTCGGTGTTAACCCTCGTCCCAGTAAACTATCCGAAAAGGATGTTGCTGGTCGATGGTTGGAACTACAGTACGGCTGGCTTCCGATGTTATCAGATGTTTACGAGGCTTCGAAGGCCTACGAGTCCATTGCAAATGGTCCTCGTAAGTCAAGAATCCAAGTTGGCATCAGTCGGAAACAGCAAGGTAATGCATCATGCTCTCCAAGTACTTATTCCTGTAAAGGTATAAATATGGATTCAGCACGTATTATCTATGAGATGAGTGAGCAAATTTCTACTCCGCGTTCTTTGGGTCTTACTGACCCATTGAGTGTTGCGTGGGAACTCATCCCGTATAGCTTTGTAGTCGATTGGTTTATACCTATCGGCGACTATCTTGAAAATCTCAACGTTATACCGAATCTGCAAGGTCGATTTTTGACTACGCGGATTCAACGTTTTCAAGGTAGCACAGTTTGGATAGACGGAAGTTACCGGTGGTTTAACAAACCTACTGAGCATGTTCAATATTTTAACATGACTCGGACCGTTTCCACATCTTTAACTGTAGCAAAGCCTGGTTTTAATTCCATACCCGATGCTATGAGTCCTAAACGGATCTTCAATGCATTGGCGTTGGTAGTTCAGCGCATACGGTAGCACGTTAACGATCTGACGTCACTAGATCATTCTCATGTAGTATACCCTAGAAGGAGCCTTACAATGGCCGCAATGACAAATTTACTAGTCAAAGACGATGCAAATCCCTTAGTTGAACAGACTTTTGTTCCAATCACTGATACTCCTGAACCTTTTTGGCGCACCGCAATGTCGGGTGTTCCTTTTGAAGGCCAGGCGCGTTTAACGCAATCAGTGGTAAAACAAAAGAACGGCAGCTATAAGATCACTGCAAAGCTAGAAGTACCGGTAATGGAGACATTAGGTGCCTCGGGAACATCATTTGGTTACGTCGCACCAGCAAAAGTTGCTTACGTTACTACTGTAATACTTTCTGTATTTGCAGATAAACGTAGCACAATTGCTGATCGTGCTAATGCGTTAAAAATGATGATGGGATTAATAGCTGGAGCTTCATCAACGACTGCCACTGGTACCTTGAATGGTACAAGTGCAGCCGATGCGGTGAAAAACTCCACAGCTGCGTTTCCGCAGTTGTTTACATCCCTAATCCTCGCTAACTAACTACTGTTAGCGTTAATCCCTCTCCGTTAATTCGGAGAGTCAATACCTTAGGAGGTAAAGAATGGATTATTTAAAGGAGTTCCCGGCCGATAAATCCTTAATCATTATTGGTCGTATTGCTGAGACTTGCTCTCAGAGAGGTGGACCGTTATCAAGATTACTTTATAAAAAGTTTCTTGATGGGGACTATCTGGGTCTAATCGATTTTAAGTTCGATTATTCAGATAAATTCTCGCATGACGATTTCCTTTATGCTCGTCAGATCCAATCGCTTTTTTCAAAGCAGAAGGATATTGATTTAGGCATTGATAAGGAAAAAGCTGCATATGCCACTTTTTTGGAAGCAGAGAAGTTGTGTTTAGAGACC